AGATTCGCTATCACCATGCAACAAGAATACCCACCTGTGACTGTTGAAAGAAACATTCTGAAACAAGAAATGGCTTTGACTGGAGATGCTGACGATGACTTCGTTAAGAAACTAGTTGATTGGGCTGACATAATCAGAAAGACTTATTACGAAGGCGCCATTGATGATGTGATTACAACCAGAAGGTTAGTTCACATCGTTAGTGCTTACAAGATGTTTGGTGACAAACTCAAGGCAATTACAATGTGCATATCTAGATTCGATGAAGAAACTAGAAACGCTGTTCTCGACCTTTACACTAAAGTCGATGATGGTGTGCATTTAGAAAACCCTGTTGACGAAACAGACTCTTAAGAGTATAATGATTAATATGGGTTTATTTACTAAGTCAAAAATCAAAGTCCAACGAGGCATTGACTACAAATACAATGAGGGAGAACTTCTAAAAGAGTTCTCTCAATATGTAGATTCAACTTATGACCAACACTACAGTCTGAACAAGTATCAGGCAACTGAATTCATTATGGATGCAGGACACGGTGAAGGTTTTTGTATTGGGAATATTTTAAAGTATGCCCAACGATATGGCAAAAAGGGTGGGAAAAATCGTGCCGACCTTTTGAAAGTAATTCATTATGGATTCCTTGCTTTAAATAATCACGATAAAAATGGAGACTAAGAAATGAAAATTTCAAGTGAAACAAAGGCGATATTAAAAAACTTCGCTACAATTAATTCGGGTATCAAAGTAGATTCAGGCAATCAACTTAAGACGATATCTAACATGAAGAATATTCTGGCTATCGCTACGATACCAGAAACATTCGACAAGTCATTTAGTATCTACAATCTTGTAGAATTTCTAGGTGCAACTAGTCTATTAGAGAATCCAGAATTCAATTTCAATGATGCGTCATTGAGTATTGCTGATGCTGATACATCTCTAACTTACTTCTATGCCTCAGAGGGTATGGTCACTTCACCAGAGAAGATGATTACTATGCCACAGGCAGAGATTAATATAGAGTTATCTTCTACACTTCTAACTGAATTGCAAAAGGCAGCTTCAGTATTGGGTGTTAATGATTTGATACTTACATCTGATGGGACTAAAATTCAGATGCAAGTAACTGATAAGAAGAATACAACTTCAAACACATTCAGTAGAGTTGTGGGCGAAGGCAATGGTGACACATTCACCATGAACTTCAAGATTGAGAACTTGAAAGTTTTAGATGGCAACTACTCAGTCGCAGTATCCTCAAAAGGCATATCTCATTTCAATAATAAAGATTTGGCTTTAGAATACTTTATTGCTTTAGAACCAGATAGTTCTTACAGCGCTTAGGCATAAATACTTATGTGTGAAACAGCGCCAGTCTCCGCTACTTTCATGGGAGTATTAGAATCTCATCATCAATGGTCTAATACACGAACACTCGGAGGGGTTTGTTCTTCTTAATTATGAATACAAAAGAATTTTTATATGTAGAAAAGTATCGTCCAACTATCATTGCCGATACTATACTACCCAAAGGCGTTAAGAAAACATTCCGAGAGTTTGTTTCTAATAACGAGATACCAAATCTGATGCTTTGTGGTTCACAAGGTACAGGCAAAACAACAGTCGCTAAGGCACTCTGTAACGAGTTAGGAGCTGATTTCATTGTCATCAATGGCAGTGACGAAGGCCGACTTATCGACACTTTGCGAACAAAGATTAAAAACTTCGCTTCTACTGTATCTCTTCAAGGTGGCCCGAAAGTGGTCATACTTGATGAAGCAGATTACATATCTGCTGACTCAGTACAACCTGCATTGAGAAACTTCATAGAAGAGTTCTCAAGTAACTGTAGGTTTATCTTTACATGTAACTACAAGAATCGAATCATTGCACCTCTACATAGTAGATGTACTGTAATTGATTTCACAATACCCAAGAACGAAAAACAATCACTCGCAATGGGTGGCCTTGATAGACTAAAATCTATATGTGACAATGAGGGTATTCAGTATGATGAAAAGGTATTAGTAGAACTTATACTAAAGTTCTTTCCAGATTTCAGACGATGTATCAACGAAGTTCAACGATATGGTGCAAGTGGTGTAATAGATAGTGGGCTACTAGCGACATTATCAGAAGAAAAACTCACACCATTGATTGATATGATTGCAGGTAAAAACTGGGGCGCCATGAGAAAATGGGTTGCTCAGAATTCTGATAATGATTTCAATGGCTTATATCGTAAGGTATTTGATGCACTCGAACAAAGATTAGAACCAAGTTCTATACCTGCAGCTGTTTTGTTCATCGCTGATTATCAGTACAAGGCTGCATTCGCTATGGATTCAGAAATTAACTTCACTGCATGTCTCACCGAGATTATGTCAGAGTGCAAGTTTAAGTGATTGAATTATTAGTATGGAGTTTAATAGTAATTACATGGGCAACATATGGTATGCATGTAATAAAAGAGTATGTGAGAAATCACATTGATGGAGAATGAAATGAAAGTAGAACCAATAATGAAAAAACCAAGTCTATTAAGAAGACTTGCATTTGCACTTGTCAACGGTTGGCGAAGAGTTATGGATGTGAAATATAATCCATTAAAATATATACCTGACCCAAGTTTACAAACTTACTTTATGTTAGTTTTGTTTACTGTATGGAGTGTGTTCTTCGGGTTTCTGGCTGCAAACTACTTAGGGTTCTTTAACTACAATACTCTAATCAGTATCATCATACATATTGCAATACTATTACCGTTAGCATTTACCAATGCAATCTTTGTAGATGCAGAGAGAGATGGACACAAATGGTTAAAAGAATGGACAGAAGAAAGAAACAGATACCGTATTGTTGCTAACAGACTCAAAACTAAAAACTTAGTTATGTGGAATCCAAACGAAGAAGCATAATGGGTAAATTAAGACAGTGGTTCATGAGATGGTTTGACAATCAACTTGAAAAGTCCTTTCAAAGAACTGCGGATAGAATAAACAAAGAAACCCAAGAAGCAAACAATGACACAATATAACGAAACAGTAGATAGACAGAGGAGATTAATCCTAGCACACGAATGGGCAAATGGCGTTAAGTCGCTTCATGCACATTCATTAACATCTTGTTGGTATGATACTAGGGGTAACGATGGTTCGGTACTCGATATAGAATTCAATAATGGTGTTGTCAAGAGAGAAGTTAGAGAGACAGGCGAAATTGTTTTCTTTGGCGAACCTCTCAATGATGAAGAACTCCTTAAAACTTTCGGAGCTCATACAGGAAAGTAAATGTCCAAACGAAATCCTTTCGACTTCGTTAAGTCGGTCTCTTACGACAAAAAAGATATCATGGTTGATGATATCGAAGAGAAAGCATATCAACCATTCCTAATCAATAAGGCATTATCTTATCACCAAGATGCAGTCTTTCTAGTAAACGAGATGAATACCAGACATAGCACTGGCCACCGTCTTCAATACTGTTTTTTCATAAATACTCTTAGAAAACGACAAAGATTTTCTAAATGGCACAAACCTTTCGAAAGTAAGAAAGTGGAAACTGTAAAGAGCGCCTTCGGTGTCTCTTCACAAAGGGCCAAAGAATATCTTGAGTTATTAAGTGATAAACAGTATCGTGACTTGAAAGACAGTATGAAAATTGGTGGAAAGAATAATGGATGACTTATTAGAATCAGTAAAAGACTTAGTAGAAATAACATTTCCTGAAAAGGATGACTTCTTAAAGATAAGAGAAACTCTATCTAGAATAGGTGTAGCGTCTCGAAAAGAAAAGGAACTCTTTCAGTCATGTCATATACTACACAAAAGGGGCAAGTACTACATTGTCCACTTCAAAGAGTTATTCAAACTCGATGGCAAACAAACAAACTTTGACGAATCAGATGTCGCTAGACGAAACACTATTGTCGATTTATTAAGACAATGGAACCTTGTCAAGGTACTTGACTCAAAGAAAATAGAAGAGCCTAGAGCGCCACTCTCTCAGATTAAGGTTATACCTTATAAAGAAAAGAGTCAGTGGAAACTCACACAAAAATACTCAATAGGCACTAACATAAACTAAATATCCTTGTTATAAATCAATTAATAACAGGAGTATTATATGTTGGAATTTCTTCAATGGATAATTGCTTGGGTACAAGTGTTACCTTGGTTAGTAATGGGTGCATCTCTAGTTGCAGCTCTTACACCTACACCAGTTGATGATGGCATAGTCAAGAAAGCTTATAAACTGCTTGATTGGGTCGCATTAAATGTTGGAAAAGCAAAGGACTAAAAAGTTCTATAAAAACCCCCTTTACAAATCAATGGAACTTCGATATACTGGAGATTCATAATTTCAATAGGAGTATATTATGGAATACGCAATTGCAATTGTAGTGTTATTTGTTATTGTTTACGCTTATCTCAATAGAGATGAAAGTGGTACTACAACTTCATCGGCTCCTGCTCCGGTTTCAAAACCAAGAGTAGTAAAGTCTGGTGTTGTTGTAGATAAAAACAATAATGGTGTTACATCTAAGGCTGAACTTAAGACATTAACTAAAGTCCAGTTACTAGAACTTGCTGATAAACAATCACTGAAGGTAAAACGAAGTGGTTCTAAGGCAGCTGTAATCAACGAGATACACTCGCAGTTAAAGTAAGTCCTCACAAGGACACTGAAAGGGACTCATCTGAGTCCCTTTTTTTTAGCCTCTAGATAACAGTCAATTTGTATAAATAAGAGTATGGAAGAGATTTTTAATCTAATAGGTGAAGTGGGTGCCCCAATTGCAGGAAGTATTCTGATGGGTTTCTTCATCTTTATAGTCATCAAACAGATACTAGAAGGTGTAGTAGACTCAATATCGACTTTAACAATGTTTTGTAAGTCGTTAGAGAATAGGGCAAGAACCATGTCAAACGAAATGATTAAGATAGACCTGTTAGTTTCATCAGCGTTGGAATTAAGACCAGACATAGAACGAATCGCTAGAGCAGAGAACTTCATAGAAGACGAAAAACTAGATGTAAGGAGAGATTGATGGATATCGCTCAAGTTATATCTGATTACGGATTCCCAATAGTCATGTCAGTAGGACTTGGCTATTTCATATATTATATTTGGTGGTTTGTAGGTGAAAAACTAGAACCCGAAATTGAAAAGATGCATTTTCAATTGATTAAAGTAATAGACCAGACAAGAATGTTAGACCAAGATTTGATAAGATTACAACAGAAAGTTGATGTAGTTTTAGAAATGAAGGAGAATATGAAAGTACAAAGGTTACAAGAAGAGGCGAAACGAAAATGAACAAATACTTAGTCACAGCAATACTATTCGGTGGAATATTCTTTATGAGCGCTATAAGTGCTGATATCGTACACAAATTTAAGAACCCTAGTTTCAGTGGTCAAGGTACTGCATCTCATTACCTAACTGTTGAGAACCAAGAGTTCACAAGAAAAAAAGAAATCATGGATTCACTTGAAGCTGCAAGAAAGGCTGCCGAGAGAGCTGAAGACAATACAACCATGGCAAAATTTATTCGTAACCTAGAGAGTAGAATCTATTCTCAGATGGCAAAACAATTAGTCGAATCAATGTTTTCAAACGATGGTTCAGTAAGATTTGGTTCATTTGTTCTAGAAGGAAATACAGTAACTTATGAGGTTATAACCAATGACGATGGTACAGAGATGATTAGAATGACTATTATTGCTGAAGACGGAACGACCTCAGTTATTGAGATACCTGTAGGAACTGGAAACTTTGGCCAAGACCCAGACTTGGGATAATAGATGATAACTAGATTCATATTATCTGCCTTACTTCTCCTGACAGGATGTGCCTCAATACCTCAGTGGAGTGAAGACCCTAAAGATTGTAACTATGAGAATGGTTTCAACAAAGATGTATTCACTGGCATAAACAAAGTAATGTCCAGAAAATACATTTGTATTGACCAACCAACTGTTGTTAGATTGCCTTCTCATTTGGCATTATTGAATCTTCCTGCTGCTGACCAAAAACCTGTTGTCGCAGTATACAATTTTATAGATAAGACAGGTCAAAGAAAACCAGAGAGTAATCTCGCATCATTCTCTACTGCTGTAACTCAAGGTGCAACCGAAATGGTTATTGATGCACTCAAAACGGCAGGTAACGGACAATGGTTTAGAGTTGTTGAGAGAAACGGTATAGACAACTTAGTTCGAGAAAGACAGATTATTAGAAGTGCAAGAAAAGATTTCGCCAAGGCAAGTGGCGAAGAGAAGTACCAAGAATTAGCGCCATTACTATTTGCAGGAATTGTAATAGAAGGTGGCATAATAGGCTATGATTCCAATTTACTAACAGGTGGTCGAGGTGCAAGAACCCTCGGGATTGGTTTTAGTCGACAGTATCGTCAAGATGCTGTTACAGTTTCTATGAGGGCAGTTAGTGTTCTCACAGGCGAAGTTTTGTTAAATGTCCAAACGAGAAAGACTATCCTTTCTTATGGTTCAGGTGGAGATGTATTCCGATTCATTGAAGAAGGAACACAACTTATCGAAATCGAGGACGGAGTGGGTAATAATGAGTCCGTGACATACGCAGTACGAACAGCTATCGAGGCTGCCGTACTGGAATTAATCTACCAAGGACACGATAGGCGTCTTTGGAAAATAAAGGACGGTCATCGACATCCTCATGAGGCTTCAGGTAAAAATGAGTTACATGAGTTAGAAGATGATTCTACTTTATCAACAGGAGAAGAAGAAAATGAATAAAATTTTAAGTATTTTATTGCTAATGTCGACACCATTCGTTTTTGCCGCTGCTACTGATGATAACGAAGTTATGGTAACCCAAGTTGGAGACACATTGAAATTATATGTAGACCAAATTGGTTTTGGTAACAAAATGGGACTGAATAACTTCAGTTCTGGTTCCGGTGCAAATATGACCGTAACTGGTGTTTCCATGGAATTCGATATCGACATGATAGGTAACCAAAACTTACTGTTTGGTCCGGTCATTGCTGATTCATCAAAGTACCGTGTATTAATGACAGGTTCAAGTAACTCAATCGATTGGAACATTGGTGCCACCGGTTCAGCTGACGACTCAGACATTAATTTCAACATGACTGGAAGTTCAAATACATATGATTTGGACCAAGGAAAGGTTGCAACCGCAGAGAGACTCAATGCAGATTTAGTCCTTATCGGAAGTAGTAATGTTTGGGATATAGATTGGGAGGCAAACGATTTAACATGGAACTTTGATGTTACTGGTGCTTCTAATAATATCAATACATTGCAGAAAGATGGTGCTCATACAATTAATTTTGACCACACTGGCGACAGTGCTGACGTTGACATAATCCAGGTATCTGGTACATGTGTCTCAGGCGGCGGAGGGTGTGCAACACCTAATTCAAACATTAATTTGAACATCACCAGCGATAATGCAGTTATTCAAATCAGTCAGAAAGATTCAGCCGGCGACTCGTAGAGTTCTCGGTTTTTCTTTACTGTTCACTTGTGGGTTCAGTCTTGCGGCTGAGCCCATTGGTGACGTGATTGAGGCGAAAGGTGTAACATCGATTACACGAAATGACACACGATTAAAAACAGATGTCGGTTCAGACATCAACATGTATGATGAAGCAGAAACGGCCAATGGTCGTTTACTTATCAAATTTCTAGACGAAGAAGAACTTAGTCTAACAGAAAATTCCCTCGTATACATAGACGAGGCATACTATGACCCAGACCCAAGTAAATCAAAAATGGCTATCAGAATGGCCAGAGGTACAGCTCGTTTTGCTTCCGGTGCTGGTAAAAGAATTTCAAAATCAAACATAGATGTATCAACACCTACAGCTAACATAACAATGAGAGGGACAGATTTCACGACCACCATTGATGAGTTAGGAAGGACAATGGTAATCTTACTTCCAGATGAAGAGACAGGTGCATCATCTGGTGAAATAGTAGTATATAATGACGGTGGTGAGATTGTACTAACAGAGGCATATCAAGCCACGACAGTCGCATCATTTGATACTGCACCAACTACAGCGGTTACAGTTTTAGGCATTACACCTAACTTAATCGACAATATGTTTATTGTCAATCCTCCAACGGAGATTAGACAGGCGATGGAAGAATCATATCAAGATGACTTAGATTCAGACCAAGGATTACTAGATGTTGATTTCTTAGAATTCAACGAACTAGAGGCTGACGCCTTGGCAGACACCACAGAGGCTGATTTCTCTGAGCTGGACATCGATTTCCTTGATGTTGATTTTTTAACCGACTTACTTGACGTTATTGAAGAACTAGAAAAGACCACAGTGTCCTTATCCCGAAAAGGGGGTAAAGGCGGAGGAAACGAAGTTGCAGGTTTCAGACTTGTAGGTGTTTCAGGTGGTTTTAACAAAGACTCGCAGTTTAATGTATTTGAAAAAGACGGCGACTTGGTTCTTTTTAGAAGTGTTAATGGAGTTATAAATATCCAGATAGCAGCCGGTGGTGCTGGTTTCGCTGATATCGTAGTTGATGGATACACAGGTATTATCAATTTCGGAGAAGGCGATGGCATTGAGATTGTTATCAGGCAGAACTAGGAAAACTTATGAATATTAATATTGACTTTAAAAAGATGAGACAGTGGCACGAAAATTTGACATGGGAAGTAGCAGACTATTTTGGTTGGGACGAATACCAAATGTTGTGGGTTGCTTGGTCTGAAGGATTATTATTGGGCTTACTACTCTTATGGATAATCTAGAATGAAAAAGATTTTATCATTATTAATTATGTTACCCTTGTTAGTTGTCGCAGACGATGACAACAAGGTTGATGTGAACACAACAGGAAGTCAGTCCAATGACAATCTTGGTATCAATATAACTCAAATAGGTTACGACAACGACACTATCTTTTCACTAGGTGGTGCATCAAATTCAATACTAATCAAGCAAGTGGGAAACAAGAATAGAATTTCTTGGGTACCTACTTGGGGTTCACAACAAACTGGTGGCGGAGACTTGAATGGTGATTCTAATAACATTCACTTTGAACAAAGTTGCACTAGGGGTTCTTCATGTGCAGAATCAAATATAGATTTTCATATTAAAGGTGACAGTAATTCCGTCCGTTGGGGTCAAGGTCTGACTTTAAGTGGGTCAACCGATACTACATTTTCAAGTGACGGTGATGAAGGTGGTAACTATCAACTTACTCTAGATATCCACGGTAATAATAATGCATTAGCAGGGTATCAACGAAATGGTAGTCAAAATCTATATTCAGCTCATGATGCTACAATATACCTGTATGCAGACAATAATTCATTTTATGTAATCCAAGAAACAGATGGACAGAAAAACCTCACATTGAAATCATATACTGATGGTAATACAGGTTCTATAGTACAAGATGGACAAGGCGCTCATAACGCAAACATAACCCTAACAGGAACACAATCAACTAACCTAAATGTAACTCAAACAGGTAATAGTACACAAAACTACACACTAACTCAAAGTTGTTATACAGTTGGTGGGTGTGCAGTAAACATAACACAAGGCAATTAGAATGAATGAACGAGTTATAAAAGAAGTCAACGAGTATCGTAAAAAGAAGAAACAACAACAATGGTCTCAAGCCTGGAATGTTATCCTCGCCACATCTCTACTATTAATATGTCTTTACATATTTTTCTTTGCGTGGCCAACAGTTGAACAAGTTTAGAAAATACAGATTAGTCGAGTGGAAAAAGGGTAATCTGGTAGACATCTATGTATAATTGGAAAACAGTTTTAATAACCATCATCGCCCTAGTGGGCATAAAGATATGGTCGCCTTATCTAATAGACAATATTAGATGGTCCTACTTCGATGTTCTACACCAACAAAAAGAAAAAGTGATAGTGGACAACATTCTACTGGTCAACATCGATGAGAAGGCAATAGAGAAGTATGGTCAGTATCCTTTCCCTAGAGATATATACGCAGACACATTATGGGAAACTCATTTCTCAAACACTCATGTATTCAATATACTATTTGCAGAACCAGATAGATTAGGTGGAGATGATGTCTTTGCAGAGGCATTAGAAAACAGACTAACGATATTATCCTCAGCACCCACAATACAAAAAGAATCTGGTAATGCACCATTCGTAAACACCTCAGTATTTGGTGATGGTGATATACAAGACCATGTGTGGAACTTTCCAGGTTTAGTATCGCCAATTCCAAAACTACAAAACAGTACATGGGGTATGGGGGTCACTGTTGCCACACCACCTGTGGCGAATACACCTAATTTTGACGGAACAAACAGAGCGGTTCCGCTGATAATCCAGGCGAATGGTCAATTATATCCAAGTTTAGGATTCGAAGTTCTCAGAGCATACTATGACCAACCCAATTATCAAACTAGGGTAACTGCTGATGCAGGTATCGAGTGGGTTAAAATGGGCAGAGATAAACCAATAGAGACCACATCAAGCGCTGACTTGATGATATCGTATTGGAACGAATTCGAGTCTATCTCATTCGCAGACTTAAGAGAATCTAATTTAGAGAATAAGATTCTAGTCTATGGATTAACCGCTGAGGGGTTATCTATTCCAGTTTCAACCCCAATGGGTGTAATGTATCCCCACGAAGTTCAAGCACACCTAATCCAAACCGTTTCGTCAGGAGTTCAAATACATGTATCCGACTATCTTGAATTCGTAGAAACCGTTCTTCTTCTGATAGTCCTTCTAGGAATACTGGTATCGGTCTACAGACTTCCCACAGCCTATTCGGCGATAGTTTCAGTAGGTTTCGTAGTACTTCAGGTGGGTGGGAGTTATTATATGTGGTCTTACAATCTCGTTCTTTTCGATATTTTCTGGTCATCGTTAAGCTCCGTTGTGGTTTTTGGTCATGCGTCCTTCAACAAATACTATGTAACTTTCCAAGAAAAGCAACAAATAAAGAAGCAGTTCCAAAAGTATTTATCTCCTGACATGATTGAGGAACTACAAAAAGACCCCTCTAAACTAAGATTAGGCGGAGATAGAAAAGAGATGACCTTCATGTTTATGGACATAATCGGATTCACTCCCATAAGCGAACACTACATGCAACAAGACAATCCTGAAGGTCTAGTCGAACTCATCAACAAGTTTCTGGACATGCAAACTAAGATAATTCTAAATAATAGTGGTACCATAGATAAGTATATGGGCGACTGCATCATGAGTTTCTGGAATGCTCCGTTAGAGTGTCCTAATCATGCCGATATGGCAGTAAAATCAGCGTTAGAAGTATTAAATGCAACCAAGGAACTAAATGAAGAACTTAAACCACTTAATCTGCCTCCTATTAATATCGGTATCGGGATTAGTACAGGCGAATGTATTGTCGGAAACATGGGCTCAGAATTACGATTTGACTATTCCGTCATCGGCGATGCCGTCAACCTTGGCGCTAGACTCGAAGGCCAAACGAGAAATTATGATGGGGTGGACTTGTTGTTATCAGAAAGAACTTATAGCCAATGTCCAGACAGAGCATTCACTAAAGTTGATAGAATTAAAGTTAAGGGAAAAGAAGAACTCGTCACAATATACACTCCAATCTGATACTGATAAAAAGGACTGGTTTTGGTTTTACTTCGTTCAAGCACTAGATATACATTCTACTGTAGAAGGTCTAAAGTACAGTTGCATTCAAGAATCAAATCCATTTTTACCACCTGTTCCACATAGAGACCATCTCATATTACATAAGGCACTCTTAATGTTTACAATCTTCCGTCAAGACTATTGGAAAATAGAAGAGATTAACGCATTGACCATATTCACTGGTGCAGTTGTTATAACGAATCAACAACTCGCTAATAAGGCAACTTGTCCTTTAAGATAAAACCACCTATACATAACATGAGTGATGTTGTATAATTGTTACAACAGGAGTAAATCATGCCAATCAAATTCGGACCAACAATAGTTACTAAAGACAGAAATACTGGAAAGGTAACCACAAGAACAAATTACATCAAAAACTTATCAGTTGATGAACTCATCAAAGCTTATAACAAACCAGTCATACCTAAACTTCGTCAGAAAGTTAAGAATGAAATTGTTAGAAGAAATAAAGAGAAGATGATAATTGAATTCGGACCGAAAACCGCAGAGGTTTAAAAAACACTAAATAATTGTGTGACAATTATGTGACAAAAGAGTGAGTAGATGGCAACATCGAAGACCAAGTTCACGGATAGTTACGCAACATAACAGGAGATAACAATGCAATATTACGCATCATTATCTGCCGAGTATCTAACAACCTTCGCAGATAAATTCGACAGCATGATGAAGTCAGGCACATTACTGAATATTCTTTTAGAACATAAGTAATAAAACTGGTAACATCTGTATAAATAAAAGTGTAGAAGTGTTTCATTAACTGTACATTGTACAACATAAGAAACACTTTCACGCCTAATGCCCAATTGGGGTTAGGACTATAACTTGCTTAATAAAGGAGAAAACTATGACAAGCATAAACACCAGCAATATTGGTCAATTCAGACCATTTTCAATTGGATTTGAAAGACTCTTCGATGATATCGAGAGAATCTCAAATAATCCACAATCCAACTATCCACCTTACAATGTGATTAAGTCTTCAAAAGACGAATTTCTCATTGAACTTGCAGTTGCAGGTTTCGATAAGAGTGAACTCTCTATTGAGTTTAAAGATTCCATTCTCAAAGTAGAAGGGAAGAAAGAAACCAGATACGAGAGAAAGAACATAGTTGAAGGTAATGACTTTCCGTCATTCACACATAAAGGAATCTCAGAGGCAAACTTCATGAAAAGTTGGACTCTTGGCGACTACTTTAAAGTGAAGACTGGAGAAGTTGTAAACGGCATTCTTATAATCTCAGTTCAAAGAGAGATTCCAGAAGAAGAGAAACCTCTAGAAATTAAGATTAAATAATTTCGAAAACCCCCTTGCAAATTGGGCACTGATTTAGTATAATAAATGAGTGCGGAGATAGTTTACTAGAAAAACGGTCTAATACCATTAGACAGACGAGAGTGCAAATCTTTCTCTCCGCTCCAATTTTTAAACGGAGAACAATATGTCATACCCTTATAATAACGGAATGCTAACAGTCGGGGACGAATTCCCACCCTTTGAATTACAAGGAGTTAATCCTAGTAATGAACTTGTATCAGTCTCAGTAGAAGGTAGTTACACGCCACATAAACATGATTGGTCAGTAATCTATTTCTATCCTAAAGACTTTACATTTATTTGTCCTACAGAAATTTCTGCAATGGATATTTTAGTAGACGAAGCCAATGTCATTGGTATTAGTGGTGACAATGAGTTTTGTAAACTTGCATGGAAAAACGACAATGAGTTGATAGGTAATATCAGACATTCATTGGCCGCAGATTGTGGGTTGTATCTTTCAGAAGAACTCGGGATTGTCAATCATATGGAAGGTGTTTGCTATAGGGCAACATTCATTATTGATAAAGACCGTATGATTCAACATGTATCAGTGAACGCATTAGATACAGGTAGAAATGCAGACGAAGTGTTAAGAACTCTTCAGGCACTTAAGGCAGGCGGACTAACTGGTTGCTCTTGGTCACCTGATGATGACTTCGTAGCATAATACAAAAACTCACTAGACAGGAACCCAAGTTCATCGTATAATGGACTTGGGTTTTTTATTATGTTAATACTTTCAAAACAAGATGCTGAATATGTAGGTCAAATTTTTATTGACTACTATTCTAATTTCGACAGAATCGATGACTATTTACGCAAGGTGAAACTTGAGAAAATGGCAGAGAGACCTGCGTCCTTATTTGGCATGGGTCCAGAAGATGACATGTTTCAAGACTTTACTATGCACCCAAATGATATGGAGTTCGTGTGTAGAGAAATGCCAATCTATGATGATTACATTGACATAGTTGCATCTCAAATGATACAGAAATCTATACCAGGCAAAACTTTAAAGTGGGTAGTTTACGAAAAGAATACAAACAAGATTGTTGGATTCATTAGATTCGGCAGTCCTACTATTAACAGTAAACCTCGTAACGAGTTCTTAGGCAAACCTCTAAATACAATGGACAAAGATACGATGAAGAGATTCAATGATTCTACAATCATGGGTTTCAATATCATACCAACTCAACCATTTGGTTTCAATTATCTAGGTGGTAAACTTCTTGCCGCTATTTGCACTTCGCATTACGCCAGAAGAGAATTGAACAAGAAGTACAATACAAACTATTGTATGTTTGAAACTACATCGTTATATGGTTCAAGTAAATCATCATCAATGTATGACGGCATGAAACCTTATCTAAAATTCATTGGTCTAACTGATTCAGATTTTGTACCTAGTATCAATGATGACAAGTATCACCATCTTAAAGACTGGTTCGAGAACAAAAACAATGGCGTACCTCTAGTTGAACCAGAGGCATCAAGCAGAAAGTTGAAGACTCAAGGTAAGATGATATCTATTATAAGAAACTCACTCGCAAAAAATGATAGTGGAATGCTAAGACCATTCAAACAATGTTTTATAGATGCAAAGAATCTTACAGAAAGAAAGAGACAATACTTAGGTACATATGGTTACACAAATGTAAAAGAGTATATGAACTCAGAGACAGATACCTTAGTGAAGAATGTAAACTTTGACAGATTTGAATTAGACAATGTTTATACATGGTGGAAAAAGATGGCAACTAAAAGATATGAAAATCTCCAGAGAGATGGTAGATTAAGAACTGAACTAGAAGTTTGGTCAAAGAATGCAGACATAGATATTATAAGATGAAGAACATAAGAGAACAAGAGACTACTGATAACCATTTCGAACTAATAGAAAGAATAGACAAACTACTAATGGTTGTTTATCTGATAAGTGAAGACTTAAAAGAAGTTAAAGCAAAACAACAGAGGCAGATAGAAAGAAGTGGACACTAAGATAGGGTTTACATGTGGCGCTTGGGACTTATTACATGCAGGTCATGTAGTCATGTTAAAACAGGCAAGACAGAATTGTGACCATTTAATTGTCGGACTTCAGACTGACCCAAGTATCGATAGACAAGAAAAAAATCAACCAGTGCAATCTGTATACGAGAGATTCGTTCAAGTCTCTGCCTTAAGAGATGTGGACGAAGTTGTACCATACGACACTGAACAAAGTTTAATTGACTTACTAGAATCAACACCAATAGATGTTAGATTCATAGGTGAGGATTATAAGGATAAATCTTTTACAGGTGATTACTTGCCTATAAAGATTTTTTATACAAATAGAAAACACTCATTTAGTTCGAGTGGTTTAAGAGAAAGGGTTACACAATCATGAATATAACAATAGCAAGACTTCGTTCGAATGTAAAGTACTTAGGTCCATTAGAAACTGTACTAGATAGTTTCTTTGAGAATTACATAAAATGGATGAGAGACCATCCAGAACATAACTATGATACTTACAATGTATCATTTGAAAACAAAAGACCTAAGAGAACGCCAGAGACTATTGAATGGGCAGATTGCATTGTTATACCAAGTGACTCAGAGTTTAGATATCATGGCGAATTACAGATGAACCCTAAAGACCTTGCAACATCGAACGAACATATGGCAAAGATTGTACCTCACTTCGAGGGTAAACATGTTATCATGTTCTGTAGTGATAGGGCAGATACAACAGAGTTATATGTCAACGAAGTATTCAAGGGTATCAATTTAAAATCATTCACTAAAATCGATGAGATAGATTTCAGTGGTAACATTCATGGCATGAAGTATCACTTTATAAATACTTTAAAAAACCCATTGGCAGAAATGGTTGGGTCATCTAAGACTCACGACTTTGGATATTGGGGTCGTATGAAACATGGCCACGATAGAGAGAAGACAATTCGCCAAATTTATCGTAGTGACCTTTCATGCCAACTTATTGGTGGTATGCCATCTGGTGTAGAGAGAAAGTCTAAATGGATTAAAGATTGGAAAGTTCTTTATCCTCTCTTAGAGGGTTGTAGAGAAACATTATGTTTCAACTGGTTAGATGAAACTGCAACAACATCTAGATATGTAGAGGCACTTGCAATTGGTATCGTACCACTAGTATGGAGAAATTACGATTGTAACAATACATACAGAATAAATAAGTGGCAGAGATGTTATACTTTTGAAGAGTTCTTAGAGAAGTCTTTAGAGTTAAGAGACGACTCATTTAGAGAAGCGAAGCTAGAAGAGTATAGAAATAACTATGCAGAAGTGCATCTAACAGAAGAAGGTTATTACAAAGAATTCGCAAGGAGAATGGACAATGCTTTTTAAAGAAGTTTATCAAGTTGTAGAGAACCCTCATGAAGCCGATGCTGGCATAGAACTGTTGTCTGGTGAGTGGAAGGGTTTAGTGTTTCAGTTTGGTGATGTTCAATTCGAAAACGGCAAACCTCAAATGAACTTCAAACGAACCATAAGAAGAGTGCCGGAAGATGTAGAAGGCACGGAGGATAACATTCAGGAATTACTAAATAATAGTGAATTAAACACACTCATGGGTGACATTCTAGTAGAATTAATCCAAGAACAAATCAAAAGAGAAGAGGATAAAAAAGATGGCAAGAATAAATCTAAAGTTTCATAAAATGGAAGGCGACCCGGAAGTTAAAGTAGTTTATTACTTTAATTGTGAAGAAGGTGATAAGGATACATTTCAATCATCAAAAGTAAGCGAAGGCTTTACATTTGACGAACTGAAGGATCCAGATTTCACTGGCGCTACAGAAGACAGTTAATTAAGGAATAAATCATGAATAAAGATGTTTTAAAAGAACAAATCAAACGTCACGAAGGTGAAGTACTAGAAGTCTATGAAGATTCTCTAGGGTATCTAACACTAGGTGTTGGGCATCTTATTAGAGAAGATGATTCAGAGTTTGGAGAACCAGCAGGAACTCCAGTCAGTCAAGATATTGTTGACCGTTATTACGAGGCAGATTTCGACAAACATGTCGATGAAGCAATCCATGTATTCGAATCAAAAGGTGGAGAGGACTTTTACAGTCTTCCTGAAAACATTCAACATGTATTAGTCAATATGACATTCAACTTAGGTGGAAGTCGTTTCGGCAAATTCAATAACATGTGGAAAGGTGTTGTATCTGAAGACTGGGAAAAGATGGCAGTAGAAATGGAAGACTCAAAGTGGTTTGGCCAAGTTGGTCGCCGTTCAGTTGAATTACAGGAAATGGTAAGAAATGCGTAGAGTAAGATGTATCAGACTTGACACAGGGGAAGTGCTAATAGGTTTCGTAGAACGAAAGTGGAATGGTGATTATGTCATTAGTGAAGCTCAAGTATGCCTAATGGAAGTAAAAGACGGAACTATGGAAGTCAACATGGCACCATGGATACCATTTGCTAAAGAGTACACATTCACAATCAATGCAGGTCTTATACAGACTGTATTTGATGCGAAACCTCAACTAGAGACCAACTTCAAAGTTGCGACAGGTAATAACTTCCAACAGAGGGGCAAAGTCGCTAAGTAACATGGCAGATGTATTAAGAGCTCTAGAAAAAAAATACGAAGGTGACATTGCAGTTCACACTACAAACATCCAAGTATATCAAGAAAATCCAGCAGGCATTGGCGAACACTCAGATATAGTTCAAACTATAGATTTGGAAGTAGCCAAACTTGCAGATGCTAAAGATAAACTAAATGCAGTAAAAGAATTATTGCATCCAACCAGAAAAACACTTGTAGAATAACCAGAACTGTAGTATACTTACAGTATGGATTTTTACACAAACGTATGTCGCACTCGTGACAAAATATTAGCGATTGGCTATCAGAACGGAAAGAAACAAAAACTTTCCGTTTCTTATCGTCCCAATCATTTCATTCCCTCAAAGAAGGGTTCAACGCCTTACAAAGCACTTGACGGCAGACCACTAGATGTGGTCAATCTTGACTCTATGGGTGGGGCAAGAAAGTTCAAAGAGAAGTATTCAGGCATTGACGGCTTCGAAGTGCATGGTTACGATAGATATGTTTATACTTACATATCTGATAAGTTTCCTGGCAAGATAGAATTTGACCCAAAAGTTATCAAAGTCGCTACACTCGATATTGAGTGTGAGTCTGAAAATGGTTTTCCAGAACCAGGCGAAGCGATAGAAAAAGTCAATGCAATCTCAATCAAACCATTCGGTAAGTCTTGTGTTGTATTTGGTTTAGGTGAATGGGAAACAGAATCAGATGTAATCTATTTCAACTGCCGTAACGAGGCACATCTACTAACAGAGTTTATCAAGTACTGGCGTTCAGAGTGGTTTGACATAATCACTGGTTGGAATGTAGATGCATTTGATATGACCTATCTTTGCAATCGTATTGATAGACTGTTTGGTGAAGATGCACATAAGAAGTTATCGCCATGGGGCATGTCTTCAAGTAGAGAATTTCTACAGAATGGTTATCAGAAGACTCAGATATTTGATTTGTATGGTGTCAACATAGTTGATTACTTAGAACTGTATCGTAAGTCTACTTTCCACAATCAAGAATCATACAAACTAGATTACATTGCTCACTTTGAGTTAGGTAAGAAGAAACTAGATTACTCAGAGTATGGTTCATTACACACCTTATACAAAAACAACTACCCAAAGTTCTTAGAATACAATGTTAAAGATGTTGTTCTCGTAGAAGAACTAGAAGACAAACTAGGGTTCTTAGACTTGACTCAGGCAATGGCATATGATGCCAAGTGTAATTACACCGACACATTCGGTATGGTTAAGTATTGGGAAACAATCATCTACAACTTCTTAAAAGAACAAGGAGTTCAAACGCCACCTCAGAAAAGACATGAGAACAAGACTAATCAGATTGCAGGTGCGTATGTAAAAGAACCAATCACTGGTGGTCACAATTGGGTTATGTCATTCGACTTGAACTCATTGTATCCTCATTTGATTATGCAGTGGAATATCTCACCAGAGAAAATGATTAAAGGTCATAGACAAGATGTCAATGTAGATTTGATGTTGCATAAGAAAGTAGACTTGTCTATTGCAAAGAAGATGAACGCTACAGTTGCACCCAATGGTGTAATGTTCACACGAGAAAAACAAGGTTTCTTTCCAGAGATTATGGAAGTCATGTATGACGAACGTAAGGCTTGGAAGAAAAAGATGATTGAGTATCAGAAACAAAAAGAGAAAGAACGAGACCCTAAACGAATCGCAGAACTTGATACTCTTATTAAGAGGGCATACAACAATCAACAAGTAAGAAAGATTGCATTGAACTCTGCCTATGGTTCTATGGCGAATCAATGGTTCGCATTCTTTGACCCAAATCTCGCAGAGGCAATTACTTACTCAGGTCAGTTAGTTATCAAATGGTCAGAGAAGATAGTCAATGAATATCTAAACAAGATACTTAAAACAGATAACGAAGATTATGTTATCGCAATGGACACTGATTCAATCTATCTAACAATGGATAAATTTGTAGAAGCAGTAATGCCAGGCGAAACAGATAAGAACAAGATATGTGATTTCTTAGCTAAGGCAGAGTCTAAGATTGAAGATGTATTAGATGCAGGTTTCGAAGACCTTGCAGAATACACCAACGCATATCAACAGAAAATGGAAATGGGTCGTGAAGTAATTGCAGACAAAGGTATCTGGACTGCAAAGAAAAGATACATTCTAAATGTATTTGATAATGAGGGTGTAAGACTAGACGAACCTAAACTTAAACTTATGGGCATTGAGACTGCAAAGTCATCAACGCCGTTATGGGTGAGAAGAAAATTAGAGAAAGCAATCAGAATTGTAATGCGTGGTGATGAACAGCAGTTATGGGACTTTGTAGAAACTGCAAGAAAAGAATTCAGAGAACTACCTCCAGAAGACGTTGCATTCCCTAGAGGGTGTAAAGGTCTTATTCAGTATGCAGACCCTACACACATCTATGGCAAAGGCACACCAATTCATGTCAGAGGTTCATTGTTGTTCAATCATAGACTCAAAGAAATGAATCTACTTAAACGATATGAACCGATTAGAAATGGTGAGAAGATACATTTCTCATACCTTACTATGCCAAACCCTATCAATGAGAATGTAATAGCATTTACTAACTCATTGCCGAAAGAGTTTGATTTACATAGATTTATAGATTACGATTTACAGTTTGACAAATCATTTGTCGACCCATTACGCAACATTATAGGACATATTAACTGGAATGTAGAACCTGTCGCAAGTTTAGACTCCTTTTTTGGATAAATAAACATGTGTATGAAGAACTTAAACAGATTATAAAACGATTAGAGAACCTTGAAGAAGA